TACAATGCGATTGCTTTTTCTGGTCCTATTGCTGTATTCGTCTCTGTATTTCTCATCTACCCTCTCGGACAATCCTCTTGGTTCTTTGCGCCGAGTTTCGGTGTCGCGGCGATATTCCGCTTCCTTCTCTTCCTCCAGGGCTTTCATAATTGGACGCTCAATCCCTTCCATATGATGGGAGTTGCTGGTATACTGGGTGGAGCACTTCTCTGTGCTATTCACGGTGCCACAGTAGAGAACACACTTTTTGAAGATGGCGAACAGGCAAATACATTCAAAGCGTTTGAACCAACGCAAGAAGAAGAAACCTATTCAATGGTTACGGCAAACCGCTTCTGGTCTCAGATCTTCGGTATTGCGTTTAGCAATAAGAGGTGGTTGCATTTCTTTATGCTGTTTGTTCCTGTTATGGGTCTTTGGACAAGTTCCATCGGTATTATTGGTCTTGCTCTCAACCTTCGTGCTTATGACTTTGTATCCCAAGAGATCAGAGCAGCAGAAGATCCAGAGTTCGAGACGTTCTACACCAAGAACATTCTCTTGAATGAAGGTCTTCGTGCATGGATGGCACAGGTTGATCAACCTCACGAGAACTTTGTATTTCCTGAAGAGGTATTGCCAAGAGGCAATGCTCTGTGATATACTAAGGGGGTTAACGCCCCCTTTTTTCATGGAGATAAATAGTATGAAAGATTTTTAGACGACGATGAAAACATTCCAACAATTTATGAATGAATGTTATAGTATTCAGGAAACATCACTGAATAGAATTCGTTCTAAGTCCCAGAAAGGTGGAATGGCTATTTTGTCTGGACAGAGAGGAGACAAATCATCCAAAGAAAATAAGGAAAGAAGCAAGCGAACTGAAAGAAGGATTCGTGGTGCTGGTCTTCCTGGTCCAACAAAAGTTTCTGGAAGATACACAGAGAATCCTGGCACACCTCAGGAGAAGAAAGTGGGTGAGAAGTCTCATGTAGTTTCTTCTGGTAAGATGAGCAAGAGGAGGTTCAAGAAGACAATTCAGAAACTGGGCACAGAGGCTGGACTTAAGCACAAAAAGAATGTAAAATCAGGTTCAAGCAAAGATGATCAGGACTCAGTTTTAATCCAACGCAAGAAAGGTGGATCTGCTACACTCAAAGGAACTTCCAAAACATCTTGGCCAGGCAAGGGCAAGAATGTTAAAGTAGGGAAAATGAAACCAGGACGCACTGGTGAATTTGACACCAAAGTTAAGAACAAAACATTTACTTATGAAAAAGACTAAGTTTCCATGGCCACATCATGTTGACGAAGAAAACAAAAGCGTCTCCGTCTATGTTGCTAGTGGATATCCAACCGTTATGGGTGTACCGATCAAAGTGAAAGAACATTTCGGACCAGATTATGAGAGTAAACTGGTATCTAAAGATTACTTTGATCAATTGACAAAAGGTAATGCTGTATGATTGGTTCACTAGATCCAGAAGAAAGGGTCCTTTCTGATCCTTCTGTTGCCGAACAAATTTCAGACCTGATGGATAAGATGGGATGGGATTGTCACGATGATATTCGTGTCGAGTCTGCTGGTTCATCTGTCTATATGATTGATGGAGCAGGTACTAAATGGGCACCATTAAAAGGAACCGTAAAGTACAACAAAGATGCTTTCATTGTCATTAAGAATCGATCACGAGATCCGATTGTTCCCTCCCAAAAACCCGACCAGTAAATCTAAAATAAATAGAGGGTAACAACCCTCTATTTTTATGTCCAATTATTATTATCCAGAGGGACCACTGGGACCAATCTGTGATGTAGTCGGGGATGATGCACCGAAGAAGAAAATTATATTTGATGAAGGTGATGGCAGAGAGTATACTTACGGACCCCTAGAGTTTCCTGATATGGAAGCGGTAATGCCTGGCGTTCCCGCTCTTACTGGTCGTAGGTGTAAGAAAAGAACACTTTCGGACGGAACTATTGAATATTATGATTGTGAAGATACATTTTTAAATCCTCTTCCAGAGAGTGATACTGGTCTTCCTAGTCAGTTTGATTACGATTGGAAAACTAACAGTCAATCTCCATGGGGTCTTGACGATGACTTTGAGGAACCTGATATTTCTGAAATTAGTTGTTCACCTTTTGATCCTGACCAGAATATTATTCCTGTAAGAGTTTATAATTCAGATGGAACTTTTGTAACTAGAGTACAAACAGAAAGATCTAGTCCAGTTACTTTTAACGTGACATCTGAAGATCAAACGTTTATAAACGACGCTACGATTACAGCAGAGTTTTCTACAGATCAACAGAACTTGGTGATCGGAGGAACTGGAGACGGCATCGTTCAACTTGAGTTAGACTGGGATGATAAACCAAGTATCTCTGGTCAAGCAATCGGTACGCTTACTGTTGCAGGAGCATCGATGAGTCAGGGTAATAAAACGAAAGGCACAAAGAGTGTATCAGTACAAGTAACTGCAGGACAATCATATCCAATTGTTTTAAGTGGGAACTCTGGTACTTCTGGAAGCAGACTTGCAAGTCCACAGGTGATTGAATATGATGATGATGTACCAGGATTTGATGTTAATGCCACATTGAGAATTGCTGATATCCTACCATTAGAACCAACCAGCAATGTTGCAGGTTATTGGAGTGACGAAGGAAACAAATATGCTGTATGGACTAACCCTGCTATCTGTACATTGCCACAAATCACACAACAGGTAACTTATCAAATTCCTATTCCTGAAACAGGAACGTATGGATTTGAGTTTGCTTGTGATGATAATGCTCAGATGTTTTTGAATGGTAGTAATGTACCATTCATGAATATCACTGGTGGTATCTTTGAGGGTGGATCACTTAATGTACCATATACTTCTACAACAACTCTGAATGCAGGTACATTAGAATTAGTAGTAAAGTGTACAAACTCTGATGCTGGGTTTAACGATGGACAAGGAAATCCAACTGGACTTGCATATAGTTGGCAACGAAATCCTGGTGGTTGGTATATAAAAATCTGTCAAGGTGGTAATTGCATACCAGTAAATAACATTCCGTGGGTTGCATCAGGACCACATCCTGCTTGGTCTGACTTTATGAATCTCTATGCAGTATGGGTATCATCTCACTTAACTGAATCAGGATCTCCTAAAACTGCAACTTGGAATATTCCTATCACTGATACTGGTAATTATCAATTGGATGTTCAGGCAGACAATCAAGCAGTCATAAGTTTTGATGGTGTTAATCAAGGCACAGTTAATTCATTCACAACTACAACATCTTATTCACTAAATAATATTACAGCGGGTGGTCACACCCTTCAGGCAGTAGTAACTAATAACGTTGAGACAGTTGATAACTGGTCTAACAACCCAGCAGGTGTTGCATGGACCTTGACAAAATTAAATACTCCGTCTAACATAACTGCTAAGTTCAAAAATAATGGAGACTTACAAGTTCAAGGATCTGGTACTGGAACTATTCAATTGAACTTCTCTTGGGATGAAACTCCTGAATACACCAGTGCTAACGTTTCTGTTGCATTTGATTCAAATGGTAATTTAGTAGCAACTGGAACTGGATCTGCAACTGTTCAATTAGATTTTGAATGGAATGATAATCCTAATACCTATGGACAGGCATTAGGAACTGTTGCATACTCTTCATTGGGTGCATCATTTACACAAACTTTAGGTGCTAGAAGAGGAAATTCTTCTCAGTCTGTATCAGTTACAGCAGGAAACACATATAATGTGAGCATCTCTAATAACCCATTTGGATTTACTCTTAAAGATAATGGGGGAAGACTTTGTTTTTATGATGGAGATGGTCAAGATTGTAATGCTTCATTGTTCATTGGCACTGTTACACAGGCACAAACTGAAGTTGCAGCAGACAATGCAGTTGAATCTTATTCGGTCGCAGGGTATACATTTACCACTGGATCATCGAATACTGGATCAAACTCTGCAACAATCAATGTAACTGCAGGAACTACATATCCTGCTACCATTGTTAATAATCCTAATGGATTTAGTTTGAAGAATTCAAAGAGTAAAATTTGTTTTCAAGATAGTCTTGGAACTGACTGTAATGCTCAGATCACTATCGGAACTGTTAACAATAACAATCAAAATGCTATTGTTGCTTCTTCATTAGATTTAAGTTCAGATGGAACTGGAAATTTAATTTGGCACACCAGACTTGCTTCTGGATACGAATACACGGATGTTTAATGGAACTACCTAAAATCAAAAACGACAAACTCCCAAAAGAATTGAAAGAGATTCTTGGCGATGCTGATGCTGAGTTTGATTTAGTCGTTGACCCTATGGATGTAATTAACATACAATTAGATCCTGATGAATACTACGAATCAAGACATAAGACCGCTCAAATGTTAATAGAATCCCGTAAAAAACTAGACGAATATAGGAGAAAACAACATGAGATTCAAAGACACGATCAAGGGAGCGAAAAAGATCCTTAAAATAGCAAAGGAGAATCCAAACTATTATACTTCTGACGAACTTAAGTATGTTCGACTCCTGAAAAAACAGGCAAAAGATGCTTTGGAAAGGAAACGATCCCAAAGTAAAGATTAAAATGTGCTAAATACCTACTTGTAACGTTACAAAATTGTAATACTTGACCTTCTCGAAGGTCTGTGTTATAATATTCCCCAACGCAGACAAGTCGAGTCTGCTTCCATCTGCGGGTAAACACTCCGCAAGTAAACAAATAGGTAAACAACTATGATTAAAACTGCTTTCGCTGCCGTCGCAGCTGCTTCTACACTAGCTGCCCCTGCTGCATTTGCAGGTCCCTACGTCAACGTAGAAACCAATGCTGGTTGGACGGGTTCGGATTACACTGGTGCAACGACTGATTTCCATGTGGGCTACGAAGGTGCTCTTGGCGCTTCTGGTTCTTACTACGTCCAAGGTGGCGCTAGTCTGATCGCTCCTGACGGTGGCACTGATGAGACTGTTCCTTCTGGTAAGGCAGGTGTTGGTCTTGCTTTGACTGATACTCTCGGTGCATACGGTGAGATCTCTTTCGTCGGTTCTGGCGATGAGGATGTCGATCGTGGCTATGGTGGTAAACTGGGTGTGAAGTATAGCTTCTAATTTCAGAACTATATAATTTAAACTTGGGGACCAAGAGGTCCCCTTTTTAATACTATTGCAATCATCACTATGAAATTTGTTGTATACACACGCAATGGGTGTCCCTATTGTACAAAAGTAAAACAGGTTTTATCTGCTAAAGGATTTCCCTACGAGGAAATGAAACTCGATCAAAACTTTAATCGAGAAGAATTTTATGCAAAGTTTGGCAGGGGTAGCACTTTTCCTCAAGTTCTGCTAGACTCTAAAAAGATCGGTGGATGCACCGATACTGTTCAATATTTGCGCGAAAACAAACTTATCTAATGGAAGAAGAATTCTACGAACTTGTTGAATCTGCTATTGATGCGGCATTTGAAAAGGACTGTTATCTTTTTAACTGCTCAACGTACTTGAAGTATAATAAAACTACTAGGAAACAAGTTCAGGGATTCATCAACTCATCCACTGCTGGTAACATTGCCCTTACTTGCGCTGATTTGCAGTCTTATATTAAGGGTGGTGACAAAGTTCTCCGTGAAGCATATGGACACATCGGCAAACCAAAAGCGAGGAAGATACACAAGTATCTCCAGAAAATCCTATTGGATGCGGTAGAATATGAGAAAACCCGCCGACCAGGACGTAAAAAACGTTCTAAATAAACTTAGTTACCCTAGGGGGAAACATGTTAATTGCTTTGGCAGTTCTAGTTACAATCGGTGCATTCATTCTAGGAGTCACCGTTTCTTGGTTAGCGAAAGGTTACATTGAAGATTACATCGAAAATGCCGCCTACGCTAAATCAGTTACCCATCCAGAGATGTTCGATGAAGAAGGAAACATGATACACGATGAACTCATCTACGTCAGACCTCCGTCTCCATGGGATCACATTCATGACACAGAGGATGAGGAAGATTAATTAATCGGAGTTTATTATGCCCAAATCTATGGAAAATAGTAACCCTAGGTTACTACTCAGTGAGATTTTGAGAAAGGTCTCCAACGCTAAAACTAAGAAGGAGAAAATTGATCTCCTTCGTAAACATAATTCAACTGCTCTAAGGCAATTGTTGATTATCAACTTCGACGAGAGTGTAGTCTCTATGCTCCCTGAAGGTGATGTTCCCTATACACCTAATGATGCTCCTGTAGGTACTGATCACAGTCGCCTAGAACAGGAGTATCGTGGTCTCTATAGGTTCTTCAAAGGTGGTGCAGATAAACTGCCAAACCTCAAGAGAGAATCTATGTTTGTTCAACTTTTAGAAGGACTTGCTGCTGAAGAGGCAGAACTCATGGTTCTCGCAAAGGATGGACGCATGAATGATAAGTATAAGCGAATCACTAAAGCAGTGATTAGTGAAGCATTCCCATCTATCGAGTGGGGAGGGCGCTCTTGAAAGGTGTAACAGTCTTGAAGCAGAATTGCGATCTGAAAGATGCAGAAGATCGCTCTCTGCCATACATTTGTTATCTCGTTAGTTACAAACAAGACGGGAAGGTTACCTATGATCTGGCAATGACAGGTAAAGCGGTAGACCTTTTCGATTATTACTATGATCTCTACGGAAAAGATTTTATAGAATTCAAACAAGCAGAAGGGAGAGTAAATCCAAAACTATGGGTGGATCCAAAAGCACCGAAAGCGAAGCGAGGAAAATGACAATTTACTTCGACAAACGTGCAGAAGAAGAGTCAGCAAAAATTGCTGCAGCAGAAGAAGAGGAAGCACAGAAGCAAAAGATTAAACAAGAAAATCTTGAGAAGAGTGCCAAAGTTCTTTCTGTATTTGTCAAACCACTAGTTCTTATGCTATTATGGAACTGGTTAATGCCAGGTATCTTTGGTCTTGCTACCATTGGATATCTTAAGGCATTCGGACTGTGTTTAATGTCCCGTATATTATTTGGTAAGGAATGACTAAAGTATGTCTTGTCTCTGTCACACCTGATGCAGAGAAAACAATGGGGTATGTTGCTCGTGTAAGCAACCCCGCTAATCAGGATAATCCTAAAGTTGCAGGTCTATTGAAGTATTGTATTAAGCATGGGCATTGGTCTGTGTTTGAGCAAGCACATATGACTTTGGAAATCCATACTACAAGGGGACTAGCAGCTCAAATTTTGAGGCACCGTAGCTTCACATATCAAGAGTTTTCCCAACGCTATGCTGATTCTTCCCTACTCTCGGAGACGATCCCTCTACCTGAACTACGCCGTCAAGACACCAAGAATCGTCAGAATTCTATTGATGATATTGACCCGTTTGTCAAGCAAGAGTTTGAAATCAAAATGAAGAGGCACTTTGATGCTGGCATGGAACTCTACAAAGAGATGCTTGATGCATCAATCGCAAAGGAGTGTGCTCGTTTTGTACTCCCCCTCGCCGTACCAACAAAATTATACATGACGGGTTCTGCTCGCTCATGGATTCATTATATCAATTTGCGTTCTGCTCACGGCACTCAGAAAGAACACATGGAGATTGCTGAACTTTGTAAGCAACACTTCATCTGTCAGTTTCCAACCATCGCAGAGGCGCTTGAGTGGTGTCCTGACGGCGATTGCGAATGCTCTGAGGACATTGACTATGCTGACTGTTTACAACCATCTCTGAGGATAGACTAATGCCTACTTACCCTGTAAAAAATACTAAAACTGGAGAGACTAAAGAACTCTCTATGTCCATGAAAGAATACGATCAGTGGAGAAAAGACAACCCTGATTGGGACAAAGACTGGATGGCAGGTGTCGGGGGTACTACATATGGTACACCTAAAATGGATGACGGATTCAAAGAAGTCATGTCCAAAGTCCAGAAAGCACACCCTAGAGCAAACTTGAGTCGATTCACCTAAACTATGGCAAGAGCAAGGAAAAAAACTGGCACCCCGCAAACTTATCCTAACGGTATGTCCAAGAAGCAAATGAAACGTAAGAAACCTATTGATTCTTCATACATGGTTCCGATCAAACCTTTGACGGACAATCAAACGCTTGCGTTTGAAAATTATGAGATGGGTAAGAACTTGCTTCTACATGGTGCAGCAGGTACAGGTAAAACTTTTATCACTTTGTACCTTGCTTTACAAGAGGTACTTGACGAAAACACACCTTATGATAAGATATACATTGTAAGGTCACTCGTGCCGACTCGTGAGATTGGTTTCCTACCAGGTGACCATGAAGATAAGTCTGCCTTGTATCAAATTCCTTACAAGAATATGGTCAGGTATATGTTTAGTATGCCTGATGATAATTCATTTGACATGCTTTATGACAACCTCAGAGCACAAGAAACTATTTCATTTTGGTCTACTTCTTTTATCCGTGGAGTTACTCTTGACAATGCCATTGTTATTGTCGATGAGTTCAGTAATCTGAACTTCCATGAACTAGACTCTATGATCACCCGTATCGGTGAAGATTCTAAGATCATGTTCTGTGGTGATATCACTCAGTCCGATCTCGTAAAAGAGAATGACAAGACAGGGGTATCTGATTTCATTCGTATCTTACAATCAATGCAGGAATTTTCTTGTATTGAATTTGGTATCGATGATATCGTTCGTTCTGGTCTTGTTAAGTCGTATCTAATCTCAAAATATAATCTTGGTTTCTGATGTTTAACTTTGTTGATGTCGTCCTTAATGAACACGTTGAGGTCGAACCCGTGAGTAAAGATGGAGTGAGGTTCTATCCCATTCCAAATGCTGATAAATATTATCCGAGTGTTACCTCAATCACATCGTATAAGAACGCACAATTTTTCGCAAAATGGCGGAAAAGAATTGGTGAAGACGAGGCTAATCGAATCACCGCTCGCGCTACTCAACGCGGCACAGCATTTCACAACATCGCAGAAGATTATTTCAAAGGAGACTTAAACCTCGACAGATACTTGGAAAACAATCCATTATCTGTTAGAATGTTTCAGTCAGCAAAATCTACACTAAACCGAATCAATAACATTCATTGTCTAGAGACCTTTCTCTATTCACATTACCTCGGTTTGGCAGGTCGAGTGGATTGTATTGCTGAGTTCGATGGCGAACTAGCAGTGATCGATTTTAAAACTTCAACTAAAGATAAAAAGGAAGATCATATCGAGCACTATTTTGTGCAAGAGACTGCATATGCAGCGATGTTCCTTGAGCGTTCAGGACTTGAGGTAAAGAAAATTGTCACACTTATCGCCACTGAAGAGGGATCTATTCAAGTATTTGAGAAGTACAATCTTGATGACTATTTACAATTACTCAAATCCTATATTGAAGAATTTGTTAGGGGAAGAAGTTCCTATGCCTAAAGAACAACTTGAGGACAAGTTTCTCACACCAACTAAATTCTCATTAGAGATTGAGCGTTTGGTGAAAAAGAGCAATGGTTTGATTACATACATCGAAGCAGTAGTTACTTACTGTCAAGAGAATGAGATTGAATTAGAAACTGTTCCCAAACTAATTAACAAACCATTGAAAGAGAGGTTGCGCCATGAGGCACAACGTCTAAACTACATGAAAGCATCATCTAAAGGAGTTCTACCGCTGTGACAGGATTTGAAGTGTACAAAATGTACCTTGCATTAAAACAACACTTCACTAAACCTGATTATGATTACTTTAAATATAGAGGTAAGGTCCGTGCAAACGAAAACTCATTTGAACAACGACGTGACCGTTACTTCTTCAAAAAATTAGCGACGAGGCATTCCGATAAACACATCTTGGAATACTTTGTCGCTAATTTTGCGTCTGATCCTAAAGGATATCTAAGATCATTTAGTGAGGACATCTATACTGATTGGAGAATACATCAGGAGTCTTTCACTTATAAATTTAAACAAGAGATCCATACACTACTTGATGATCTCGGCACACCATACGAAGAAACGTTTGAGAGCATTTTTCACACAGAACGAGGAGGACATCCCCACTTAGTAAGACGATTTTTTGCTGGTGAAGTATCACTAGAAACACTGACTGTATTAGAGCATTGCTTAGGATACGTTGACGATTTAGATAAAAAGTTGACTGATCCTATGTGGAAAGAAACAAGAATGAGAATCAAAAAATATCAACCATTTCTTTCAATTGATTGCAAGAAGTATAAGAGTGTAATTTTAGAAACTATTAGATTAAAACTATGAGTTTTTTTAAATCGGAACAAGTTCAAGAGAGCTTGTCAGATATATTTTCAACCTACCAACAGATAGCGGCAGTTACGTCTCGACTGCCGTCAATGAGTAAAGATGAGAAACTAAATCACATTGCAGAATGTAAGGGACTCATCGATAAACAAAGAACATTTTATTTTAGACTCTCTCTTGCTGCACCAGAGGACCCTGAAGCATCTGACATGAAGACAAGGATCAATGCTTTGACCAATGCGTTTGGTTACAACGATCTGTTTGAATGCATGGATGCCATGGTTATGACACTCGAACAAGCGGCACAGAGGGAGGTTGACGAGACCTAAATAATATGCTACGATAACACAGTAGCAAACAAAACACACTACAAATACGGAGAAATACGATTATGTCTTTCGCATCACTTAAAAAAGCGTCTTCTGCTGGCAATACATTTGCTCGCTTGACCAAAGAGATCGAAAAACTCAACCAACCTGCTGCAGGCAGTGGCGCTGATGAGCGTCTCTGGAAACCTGAACTGGACAAGTCTGGTAACGGTTATGCAGTCATTCGATTCCTTCCTGCACCCGATGGCGAAGATATGCCTTGGGCAAAGATCTGGAGTCATGCTTTCAAAGGACCTGGTGGTCAGTGGTATATTGAGAACTCTCTCACCACTATCGGCAAGGATGATCCTGTCGGTGAACTGAACCGCACTCTTTGGAACTCTGGTTCCGATCACGATAAGGAGACTGCTCGCGCACAGAAGCGTAAACTTTCTTACTATTCCAACATCTATGTTGTGAGTGATCCTGCTCACCCTGAGAATGAAGGAAAAGTCTTCCTCTACAAATTTGGTAAGAAAATTTTCGACAAACTCGTTGAAGCAATGCAACCTGCATTTGCAGACGAAACTCCTATCGATCCTTTCAACTTCTGGAAAGGTGCTGACTTCAAACTGAAGATCCGCAAGGTCGATGGATACTGGAACTATGATAAGTCTGAGTTTGCTGCTCCTAGCACTCTCGGTAACTTCGATGATGATAAACTAGAGTCTATCTGGAAGGACGCATACTCTCTTGCAGAGTTTGAAGACGCAAAGAACTTCAAGTCCTACGAACAACTCAAGCAACGTCTTGATCTTGTTCTTGGTAAAACTGCTGCACCAGCACGTCCTGTTGACGAGTCCCTTGAGGATTTGAGTGAAGGTCGTGGTGGATTCAACTCACCTGACATTACACCCAACCAACCTGATTGGGCAGCGGAGGTCAAAGACTTCCGAGAGAAGGCAGTTGCTTCTCCTCCTGTAGAGGATGAAGAAGATGGTATGTCTTACTTCGCTCGTCTCGCTGAGGAAGAGTGATGGGCACAGAAGTTTTAGCAATGCCTGATACTTTGGCAATGTTAGATGGCGCTGTTGGCGCTTGGAACTCCATGTCTTATGGCGAGGGGTTCCTCTTCTCGGTCTGGGTGATCGGGATGTATTATATTAAACTTAGAATGGATAAGTATCTCCGATGAAATTTATTCCCTTGGCACTTTTGCTTCTCTCTTCACCTGCTATGGCAGGTGGTCCTAGGATTCCTTACAGATCTACGGGTGACTATTCAAACTACAAAGCATACCGTGATTACGAATCCAATAAAGGATACGCTTCGGAAAACATTTGTTACCGAAATGAATACCGCGAAGAGTATGTTCCTGGTAATTCAAAAAGACCTGGTTATGTAACTTCGTACAGAGAAAGAGTTGAAGTTCCATGTAAACCATGGCATCGTAGAACTCCTTCAATTCCAATGCCAGAAGTTGATCCAGCACCAGAAAGTTATCATCACGATGAGGATGGTAATGATTGTTCTCAAGGAGCAATCCTTGGTGGTATTGCAGGAGGTGGAGCAGGTGCAGCACTATCACGAGGTGATGGTCGCTGGTGGGCAATCCCACTGGGTATTGTCAGCGGTGCAGTAGTTGGATGTGATATCGACGGGGGTTAACCCAAAACCAAAATCGACCTTAGATTCCCAGAAAGTCGCAAAAAAAATCGCGGCAAAAAATGGGTCTCTAAGGTTTTTTAGTATCCGTAACCAGATCCGCCAGATCCGCCACTTTGAGGAGAAGGCGATGGTGAAGGTGAAGGAGTTGGAGAAGGTGTAGATGATGTAGATGTGCTGCTAACCGCACTACCACCACCATTAGAAGTAGTAGTTGAAGTTGTAGTGACTGTACCTGAAACTCCAACAGATCCGACAGTGGTAGGACCATCATCATATGTGATCGGACCACCGTTATTACCAGTATTAGTGATTAATCCAGTATTTTGGAAATTCTGTGAACCAATATTATTAAGGAAACGAGACGCGATACTAAGAGGCGTCTTTTTATTGCCTTGATCATCTAATTCAGAATGTGGTTCATATCCGACTAAATCTTCAAATTCTTCAATCATCATATCAAGGACTGCACCTGTAGGAACTAGAATTTGACGTTTTTGCTCATTTACAGCATATTCATGCTCATAGTTGGTAATTGGATATCTACTCTCTTCGGCAGTTTTTGTTGTTCCGTCAGGTAAAGTGCAACGATAGTCTAGAGTTACTTGAACACCTTCTTTAATGAATACAATGTCGTTATATAAAATCTCATTAGTTTCGTAATGATGCACATCATCTGGATTTGTGTATTTCTCATTTACATAATCAGATAACGTATTTAAGTCTCTTGGCCACTGTTCGTAGAAATCAGTAATATCGTTAATTAAGAGAATAGTCCAATCTAAGTGAGAATCTTGAAACAACTCATATGCGATAGTAGCAGGAGTTTCATTATCTTTAATAGAATGTGCCTCAAATAAGGTTACATACTTACTTAAGTCGGGTCTAGACTTTACCTTTCGGCATAAATTCTTGCTAAGTCTGTATTTGAAGAGTTCGTTATCTGTAACTCCTTCACCAATGAATACGTTTGGTAATCTTGAAAAATATGACATTATTAGTAACCTCTTACGACATCTGCTTGACCGATAAATCTGGTCTCCAAGAATGATAAACTCAACGTCACAGCAGGCACTTGCAACATTTCTGTTGTACCCATACTGGTTTCTGCAAATGCATTATATTGACCATCTGGAGTGTAGTTTA